GGCATAAGGAATATAGGAGGAACCGTTCAGGCAACTTAAAGATGGCAGGAACAATTAACATAACAGGCACGGGCGGGATCATAGAAGGAGACCTTGGAGCAGCAAACGTTAATGTAAATCTTGATCAATGTAATTCGTTTAGTGAAACTGGATACAAGATGAACTCTACTTCTTATTTTACTAGTAATTTTGATGATGTAACTATTATGTTCTGGGCTACACGAGATGATTTGACAGATACAACATCAGACAGATTATTTACTGCAAACGGTGGTAACGATCTAAGAATATATTTACAAAGTAACGTTTTAAGATTTAGACATACCTTTGCAGAT